CGACGGGATGCTGTCGGGTTTGACCACAGGACTAAATGCGCTGGACAAATCAATCAGTGGCCTGCATCATTCCGATTTGATTATTATCGCGGGTCGACCTGCCATGGGAAAAACCACACTGGCGATGAATATCGCATTTAATTCTGCAAACGCGATTCTGGCGGGACGCGCCAATGAAAAGTACAAGGGCGCGGTCGTATTCTTTAGTCTTGAAATGTCCAAATCCCAGCTGGCGGCGCGTGTGCTGTCATCCCAGTCAAAGGTTCCCGCATCCGCAATGCGCGAAGGTAATCTGACCGATGAAGACTTTCTGAAAATGTCACAATATTCCAATGCAATCGGGCGCGTGCCACTGCACATAGACGACACGCCGGGCATGTCGGTACCAATGATGCGCACGCGGGCACGGCGCCTGGCACGAAAGCATGGCGGAATTGCATTAATCGTAATCGACTATCTGCAGCTGATGACATCACCGGGCGGAAAACGAAACGAAAACCGTGTACAAGAACTGTCCGAAATTACCCGCGGCCTGAAAATGCTGGCCAAGGAAATGGATGTTCCCGTAATTGCCCTGTCCCAGCTGTCACGTAGCGTTGAATCCCGTGATGACAAACGCCCCATGCTGTCCGACCTGCGTGAATCTGGTTCTATTGAGCAGGACGCTGATATTGTTATGTTCACATACCGCGAAGAATACTATCTGCAGAACCGCGACCCGTCACAGCGCCTGTCTAACACAACCAGCGAAAACCAGATTGAAAACTGGCAACGACGCCTGGAGCGCGCCCGCGGCAAGGCAGAAGTTATTATCGGTAAAAACCGACACGGTCGCCCCGAAACCGTTCAGCTGGCATTCCTTGGCGATTACAGCCTGTTTGACAACCTGGAAGAGGCAGATGCCCGCGGGGACAGCCCGTTTGCAGACACACCGTCTGTAGCCTCTGCGACAAACACCGGGGAATTTGACGACATAAAATTTGACGCCAGTGCCATCCCAGACGATATGCCACTGTAATTATTCGCTTGCCTTGGGCTGTAAAATTGACTAATATTTTGTCAAGATTATCAAGGAGTTCGCAATGGCCCAGGAAGAAATCATATTTCCCAATAATATACGCAACATTCGTTTGGCGGCCGGTATGAAAATGACTGAACTGGCACGGCGTGCAAATTTATCTTTATCTGCCGTTTCCAAAATCGAAAAAGGTGTACGTCGACTGAATCAAAAACAGTTGCTTAATATATGCAACATACTGGGGTGCAAACTGTCCGATATTTTTATCAAGGAATCGGATGATGTCGCCGGCCAGTGGCAGAATGAGATTAAGCGCCGTCTGAATGATAACGAAAACAGCGGACTAAAAGTTTTCGGCAGCGGGGTTCGCAAAATTCGCCAGCAGACCGGCAAGACTATTGCCCAGGCGGCAAAAGATGCCGGAATGACGCTGTCGGTATATCACAAGATAGAGGTGGGACAGCGCGAAATCTATGAAAATGAAATAGAACCGCTGGCCAAATCATTCGCCCACAGTGTCGAATCCCTGTTTGACGAGATTGCAAAATTATACAAATCCGGCGAACTGAACAAACAAATCAGCAAGGTAAAGGAACGTGTAAAATCCGTCCTTATCCCTGGCAGCCCGCTGTCGGGAATCGATATGCATGGCGGTTTGTACGGTGCAAAACTATATGACAGTGCACGAAAAAAACTGGTTCCGGTGTTTGGTATGCCGGCGGGAAAATCCATTGCATTCAAAAAGTCGGACAAAACAATGATTGTCGCCCCAATGACGCTGGAGGCACGGCCGGGTATTTACGCCGTTATGCCAAATTCCAAACGATTGGGCGGTTTTATACCTGAAAAATCATATATATTTGCCGATGCGTCTGCAAAACCGGCGCCGGGTGATTTAGCCGTGTTTTTAGATGCTGATTTTGCAACACTGGATGCGGATACTGCCGCCACCGCCCAGGTCGCGGTCGTACGCACAGATACCAAAGGACGTATATACGGCCAGGTAACGACCCCAGAAGAAAAAGTTTCAGGTAAATCCATTCACAAGGTTATTATGATTGTAATGGAATAATAGCGCCCAATATTATGCCGTAGATGGAGGGGACATCATGTTGAACGTAAAATCCAGTATCGTTGCACAAAAACTGCTGAATCTGTATCGCCAGGAACACGTGATTGTTGGCGGATGGGCCGCTGTGAATCAGGTATTCGTTGCAGAGGCAACCGCAGACGTTATCGCGGCACTGCGTGAATTGCCCACCGGACGCAGTCTGGTACGGCATATTGAAAACCTGCGCAGTGGAAAAACACCAATGAATTCGATTGAGCGGGAACTGTTGCCATACGGCGGCGCAATGAGCGAAAGCATCACCGCCGCCCCTATGGATGCATCAGGCTGGCGCGAATTAGAGAGCCTAATATCCGAATTTACCCCAGATCAGGCGGGATTGGAACGACTGACCCAATCGCCGGTTATAAAAAAGTATGGCCCGGAATGGGTTGTTGCAATTCGCGCCGCATTGGCGGGCAATACCCCATTGCAAAAAAAATGGGACACCATTGCACAAACATATCGTGCATACCACCTATGGAATACGGCAACAGAAATATTGAATACACCGATATCAGATCGCGTTCGCGCCCAGCTGCAGGTTGACATGCCAGAATACGAAACATACCTGCCAATGTTTGGCGATGCCGGAACAGAACTGTTGGGAAAACTGCGCACGTTTGTCAGTAGCGTAAAACCCAATCCATCTCAGACCGCGACAGCAGACGCTGTATCATCAGAGGCCGCATCAGCCGCCGTGTTATAAATCGTATCTATGGCGTGCGGTGTGCCAACATATAAAATAGCACCAGTCGGGGACAGAATAAAATCAAGTTCACGCAGGCGCTCGCGCAGTTCGGCGCGCTTTCGCGGGGTGTTGCTGGTATTGGGAACCTCTACATCGTCGCAAATTATCAAATCAGAACGCAATCCTGTTATATTACCATAAACACCCTGGCATATCACAGATGGCTCTCGGATGCCAATCGGCCGATTAACTGTTATACGCCCGGCCGCCCACTCTTTTTTATTTGTGGGCACCAATGAAGCACACCTGGGGTGATTTTCCAATATATGCCTGATATGTGCCACCATTCGCGATGCCAGCGTTGTTTCCGCCGACAATATCAGAATTCTCGTTTCAGGATGCAGATACAGAACACAGGCGGCAAAAATTCCAACAACAGTTGATTTACCCGAATGTCTGAATGCCATTAAAAGGCCGCGATGTGGTTCATGCTGCCACACATCTACTAAAAAACGCATTATATCGCGGTGATGGCGCGGCGTAGAATGGCCCAACAACTCGTTCCATTGGTCTAAAAACTTATAAAACTCCGTAATCATCACGATTTTCGTTTGGTGCACTGTCGGTAATATAGCCGTAATCGTTTATCAACAGTGGCAATGCCCCGGCCAATACCGACACCAGATTGTTATATATCCCCAGTACGCCCCCGCCGCCCAGTTTGTCTTTTACCAGATTGTTTGTATATTCCAAAAAATCCTTTACGTTGTCGTGCGTGTTTTGCCATTGCGCCAAATCTACATCAATCTGGCGGACATCACGCAGTGCGGCCAGCAGAAAATTAAAATCCGTATTTAAATCTTCGGGATCTATTCTGGCCGTGGGCTGGTAATCAATTACACGCGACAATGTAACCTGGCGAAATATATCTATATGCGTTCCATCCGCGGGCGGTGCCGGGAATATTACAGTACCGCCTGTCAAATCCTCGTTTGGATATACGCCGTATTCTGTATCGCCAAGCCCCCTATCGTCCAATGCAACACGGATATCCGATTCCTGGAAAAACGGAAATGCGAATAAAAATTCCGTTGTTACACCGTCGCCGGTATAGCTAATCTTATGCATTTTTGCCCCCTATGCCTATCCCACCAGCTGGTCAAACCGGGATAACAGCGACTTTACCAGGTTCGGCTTTTTAGCATGTGCCTTTTTCAGTTTTTCAAGACTGCTTTGACGCTTTTCACGATAGGGCTGTTCGGCCTCATCCCGCAGACGTTTTAGCACGGCCTCTTCGGTCATGCCACGCCCCGCACCAGACATTCCAGAGGCCCCATATTTCGCACGCTGGGACGCCAGCGCCTTTTTTACCAGGTTGTTTTTCGCCCGCTCGTCTGCGGCCATCTGCTCTAATATTTTCTTTCTTTCGCTTTTTGCTTCTTTCTTAGCTTTTTTATAATCCAAAATCTCTGTAACGTCAGATACAACTTGTCCCATTGTTTTTCTCCTTGTTATATGTGTAATTAAATTGAATACCAGCCATGCATCGTTACCGATAAAACAGTAACCGGCATCGCATCAGAACCATGCAGGCGCCACATTGGCGATAACGTATCACTGCGTGTTCCCAATACATTCATAAATACGTCGCCACTGAAACCGGGCGAATCATCTTCATAAATAGAATTTGGCAATGACACACGCGAACCGTTTATAAACAACGATTTGGTGTCCAAAACGCGTGCGCCTATTTTTCTGATTCTTATTTTTTTCGGATTGTGCCCCCCTGCACGCAATGGCAGTGCCGCGGCAGAAAAAGAAAAACCATATTTTCCTGCGTCAACCATTGCTGTATCAGAAAATTTTTCCAGAAAATAGGAATCGCCGCGCATGGTAACAACATATGTTTCATCGCCGACCACGGCCACGGATTTAAACAAGCCCTGTGTTTTATAAACGCCCCATGCAGATATACCCAATGCAGAATTTTTATTCAGCACGGCCATATCGCCCGACGCCATTACCACAAACAGCTGATGTGCGGTGCCGTTATAGGCAATGTCCAGCGGATCTTGCATCAAGCTTTTCGACAGTGCACATAAATCATTTGCGTTATAATGCTCGCCCAGTTCATCCAATGTTAGTTCACGAATGTCT